GACTATACAGACGACGGGAGGATGGAGATCCATAACGAGGCTCTCCCCTACACTCCTGCGCCTGAAGATGTTTACATCAATGGCACTTTGCATCACGGTACGCATGGTCACATGATCGTATCCGGTAGTGCATTTGAAGGTGCCACTGATGTGTTCATTAACGGCTACCGACACACTCAGTTTGGTGTTCGGTATATCCAAATCCCCCCAGCAGTTTCCCCCGGATGGGTTGAAGGCTTTTCCGTAGAGACAGACCCTGCGGCAGCGGGGCGAATGCCAATTCAAGGAGCCGCAGCAGTGACGTCAAGCCGAGGGGCTGGGCGAATAGCTACTGGGGAAACCTGTGTTGAGATATCTGTACCACCTCCTGCTGAAGTAGCACAGATCAATAACGTCACCCGGACCTTCCAAACTCCGATTGTAAGCCCGAACACCGCATCGCTAGGGTGGGAGCTACAAAGCGGAGGCTTCTCGACGATTATTGAGAATGCTGATACTGGCGGAGGCCCTCCTACCTTCACTAACGTCAACACTGGGACGGACTGGGTCATTCCTCGTCCTCCGGTTGCTGTTTATCACGCACGATGGAGCCAGTCCGGCGGCGGAGGAAGTGCTGATGGCTCTAGCACCGCTCAGGCCACATGGGTTCCCCTGTCTGGTGGCTTGATCATTAACATGGACGAGGAGTTCGATTCAACCTACCAGATTATAGCAGACGTAGACATCAGTGACGACGGTGGGTCTACTGTTCTTGACAGTGCCGTCGTTGATTTAACGTTGATTATTGACCCATAATAAGGAGAAAGAAGTGGAAGCTGATTACGGTATGACAGAACAAGCATTTCTGGGCGGTGAGCAGAATGCTAGGTACGCTGAGGACAGTAAATTGTTCGTGACTTTCTTTAAGCACCCGACGGAAGACAAGGCGCAGTCGCTTGAGCAAGGCCGACCAATTTACAAAGAGATAGACTATTGCCGCATCATGGTCCCCGGTGATAAGGATAGTATCGTTGTTCGCCCGGCTCGTTTGCTGGACAAGCAACGATTTGCCAAGCAGTTCGCAGCTTATGAAGCAGGTGAAAAAGAGTACCTGGATGGGATGCCCCTCAAGGCATGGCCGATGGTCACTCGTGGGCAGGTTGAAGAGCTCAAATACTTCGGCTGCCACTCGGTTGAGCAACTGGCCGACCTTGCAGATATCCATGTGCAGAAGTTCATGGGTATGGGTACGCTCAAAGAGCAAGCGAAGGCGTACATTCAACAGGCCCAGGAAAATGCTCCACTGGTGCAGCTCAATGCAGCAGTTGAGCAAAAGGACAGTGAAATTGCTGCGCTGAATGAGGCAGTTGAGGACTTGAAGACTATTGTGGCAGAGCTTCAAGCAGATAGCAAACCTGCGCGAAAGAAAAAGGCGAGTTAAATGGCAGCGATCAGTAGGTACATCACCGCACAGGATATTATCAATCGGGCAGCAGTTGAATGTGGACTGGAGCCTAGCACTGATGTATTTGCTGATCCCAACCCTTCGTTTGTACAGTTACGGAATTTGATCACAACGTGTGGCCAGGATCTTAATGAGTCCTATCCCTGGGAAATCCTCCGCAGGGAGCATAACATCGTCACTTCTAACCCACCTGATACTGGTGTGTATGACTTGCCAGATGACTTTGGGTACATGATCGATCAAACTGGCTGGGAGCGGTCACAAGATGTACCGCTCGGTGGCCCGTTGTCGCCTCAACAGTGGTCGTATCTTCTGGGCCGGGACTTGGTGAACTTTACTATCTACGCCAGCTTCCGTATCATGGAGAATAAGTTTAACATCTTCCCCCAGCCTCCACCGGACGGCTTGGACATATTCTTTGAGTATATATCAAGGAACTGGGCGGAGTCTTCTTCTGGTTCAGGTACTTTCTGCGACACTATTGATGCTAATGATAATGTCGTACTGTTCAAGCCAGTGATGATGGTGCAGTACCTGAGGTTTAAGTTCCTTGATGCTAAGGGCTTCAACACAGCCTCAGCTCTGGGTGCATTTGAAAAAGCATACGAGTTGGCTACGGGCGGGAACAAGAGTGCTCCCCTGCTCAATGCTGGGTTCCGTAACTCTGGTATCCATTACTTGGACTACTGGAACATACCGAACACGAACTACGGTAGTCCCTAATGCTCGCAGCCCAAGAACAGGCAGCTCAGCCGTACACCTTCCCGGCTCCCACCGCAGGGATCAACTCCATTGTCAATCTCTATGGTATGGAACCTCGGGATTGTATCCTATCGGTTAACATTGACGCTACGACTTATGGGATGAAGGTACGTCCGGGGTACAACGAGTATGCTAACGGATTCGCCTCTGGTCTTAACATACAGACTATCATTCCCTACACTGGTAGCCAGGACGATGGGTCAGAGGATCGCCTCTGGGCGGCAAACAATGATGGGGTATATATCATTGATGTCTCTACGACTACGCCTGTTAAGGACATTGATTGGGCGAATAAGGCTGTAGAGTCCGGTCGGTGTTCCTTTACCCAGTTCACCAACGATGGTGGTGCTCATTTCCTTCTGCTGGCTGACGAGAATAATGGACTTCTGCTATACACTGAGTCCACCGGCCTATGGTCATTCCCGGGAGTCATCGGGCCAGCAGGAGGAGACTCCGACATAGTGTTCGTCATGTCCTGGAAGAACAGGATGTGGTACATTGAAAAGAACAGCACCTCTGCGTGGTACAGTGACGTAGGTGTGTTCGGTGGTACGCTTACTGAATTCAACTTCGGTAGCCGGTTCAGGTACGGCGGAATACTCTCCGTGTTAGCCGACTGGACACTTGACAGTGGTGAAGGCCCAGACGATTATATCGTAGCAGTTAGCTCGGCCGGGGACGTCATTGTGTATTCCGGCACCGACCCTTCAAGCTCTGCTACATTTGGCCTTATCGGGCTGTGGTTCATTGGTGCTGTTCCCTTTGGGCGCAGGATCATATCGCTATATGGTGGCGATATGCTCGTGCTGTCTACCTATGGGCTGATCAGTATGGGTGCTCTCCTACAGGGGAAAGACCCTTTCAGCCTAGAAGCCAGTCTGAGCTGGAAGATACAGGCATTCCTCAATACTGACCTCCAGGCTACGAGTAATCAGTTTGGGTGGGAGATTAAGATTCACCCAAATATAGCGCGGCTGATGATTAGCTCCCCCAAGGCAGGGTCAGCGGCATTTACTCAGTATGTGTACGATCTCAACCTCAAGGCGTGGAGTATTTGGCAGGACGTACCCATCATCACTTCGGAGCAGTATAACAAGGAGTTTTACTTCGGTTCTACTGGCCCAGATGTGTGGAAAGTAGAGGGTACACAGGACAATGTCACCATAGCTAATCCAGTGGTAGATGCCAAGCAGATCGGTTGGCAGTTGCTCACTAGCTACCAAGATATGGAGTCACCTGAAGTCTTTAAGCGTATGCAGTTCATACGTCCTATCTTCCTGGCTGAGTCCAAGCCTTCGTACTCAATACGAGCACATTACGACTATGACTTATCTGAACTGGCGGCTCCTCCTAATGCTTTGGTAGGAGCTACTGGCATTTGGGACTCCAGCCTGTGGGATATAGGTCTGTGGGGTGGCGGAGCCGTTCCCTTCCAGCCTCCCATAGGAGCGTATGGCATGGGGAAGACAATGGCTCTAGTCCTTAGTGGTAGGTCGCTGTCGGAAACTACCCTCATTGCTATGGGAGTCATCTGGGATACAGGAGGTATGTTGTGATTACCTTCCACTCCATGCACAGTAAAGAGGAGTGGGATTGGATTGCCGCTCGGGCTGAGTGTGTCTACTGTGAGGACAGCAAGGGCATCGTGGCATATGATGATGGGAAGCTCGTGGGTGCGGTGGCATTTGATCACTGGTCACATAATAGTGTTCACATCCACATAGCTGTGGATAGCATGATGATCTTTAAGCATGGGTTCCCAGAGGCTGTCTTTGATTACATCTTTAACCAGTGTGACAAGGGTTTAATCATAGGCATTACTCCAGCGTGTAATGAAGTATCAGTAAGGTTCATTAAACACATCGGATTTGTAGAGGTCTTCAGGCTGAAGGATGGCTTTGAAGAGGGCATTGATTTTGTGGTCACTGAGTACCGCAAAGAGAACTGTAAATACATAGAGGTTGACAATGGGCAAATCAGCTCCCAAAGCGCCTGATTACGCTGCCGCTGCTCAAGAAACTGCCGCTGGCAATCTTGAAATGATGGAGCTTCAGACTCGGGCTAACCGACCTGACCAGTACACTCCGTGGGGTTCACTTACATGGGAGGAGCTTGAAGGTACGGCTGGAACATGGAACCCTGAGACCCGCCGCATGGAAGGTGGCACGGAAGGTGGCTGGGTACAGAACATTACCCTCAACGAAGACCAACAGGCTGCGCTTGATCAACAGCTAGGTATCACACGTGGGCGGAGTGAACTTGCTGGCGGCATGATGGATCGCATGGGGGATGAGTTTGGCGAGCTTATGGACTGGGACCAGTTCGGTGCTGCTGGGGATCGTATTGAGGGTGGTGACTACTACAATCAAAGCGCAGAAGATGCCCTGTATGGTCGGTCAACTTCCCGGTTGGACCCTCGCTATGCACAGAAGAGGGAGGCCACTGAATCACAGCTTCGTAACCAAGGCTTGAGGCCGGGGGACGAGGCTTACGATACGGCTATGGCGAACCTTGGCCGTGAAGAGACAGATGCTTACCAGCAAGCTCAATTTGGTGCGACTATTGGAGCCGGCGCAGAAGGCGCTCGTATGCAGGGCATGGATGTTTCAGCCGGGGGCTTCAACACTCAGCTCAGGCAACAGGAAATCAGTGAGGAGATGCAGCGTAGAGGCTTTAGCCTTAACGAAATCAATGCTATCCTCAGCGGCCAGCAGGTCGCTATGCCGGGGATGCCAGGATTCAATACGGCTGGAGTAACGCAGGGAGCTGACATGACAGGTGCAGCCCAAGATGCTTACTCGGCTGACATGGATGCCTTCAGCGCACAGCAAGCCATGACGCAGAGTGTGCTGAACGCTGGGTCTTCGGCTATGGCCTTCTCGGATGCTAGGCTGAAGGAGAACATCAGGTACGCTGGCGAAGCACATGGTCGCCGATGGTACTTGTGGGATTGGATCACAGGAGGCTCGGACTTTGGTGTCCTGGCTCAGGAAAACCTTGACATGGTGGCTGGTACGATCAACGGCTTCATGGTCGTTGACTACAGGAGAGTATGATGGGTAATTTCAGAGGTGCGTCGTCAGCATTACGTGGAGGCGGAGGCGGTGATCCTAATTGTCCAGAGCCGGGAGGTCCGGCTGGTCCTCAGCCACAGCCAGGAGGTCCGAGTAGAGGTCCGATCCAAGCTGCGATGGGTGCTGCCAGAGGCGTTCCTGGGATGATGCAGAGATTGCAGCAACAGCGACAAGCGCAGGGAGGGCAGCCGGGAGGCGGTCCCCAGCTGAACCCCATGATGCAGAGGCAGCAAGCGATGGCTCAGCAGATGCGTGGTGGAATGGGAGGCGGAAGAGGTGGGTTCCAGAAGCCACAACGTCCGCCTAATCCTGGTGGAAGTCGGATGCCAATGCGCGGCGGAATGCGTGGTGGCGGGAGAGGTATGTACTGATGGCCACGACCAGCGAATACGAAAAGGTTTTGGAGAAGCTCTATGCACAGGGCTGGACTCCGGACCAAGGAGTACCCACGGAGCTCATTGAAGCTTCCAATAGGGACCAAGGAGGTTCCGTTGGGGTAGGTGATCCCCCTGTGTACCCGACAGGCGAGCCGCCAAGCGGAGCTCCCCAAGCGATGCCGGAAGCAATGGGAACTCCTCAGGCAGGGTCAGGGACAGGTGCGTTTGAAGGCATCTTTGATAACATGACTGACGAGCAGGCTGACAAGTACGCCGGGATGGGGGACTTGAAGAAGCAGTATGGTCAAGCTGAGGCTATGCGTGACACGGAAGCACTAGAGGGCTTCCTTGTCAACCAAGGCCGAACCTATGTGGCTGACTCCCCCATTGCTCACATCGTACGCGGGGCCAAGATTTACAAAGGTGCGAAGGACGTCAAGAAGATTGGCAAAGAGCAGACCGAAGGTCGCCGCAGCTTTATTGACCTCTTGCGCCAACGGGATAAGAAAGACGAGGAGATTGAAGAATTTGATTTGGAATCCCTCGTTAAAAGGAGAGAATAATGGACCCGATGGACATTATGCTCATGCAAACCGGGGAACGAGACACCGATATGCAAAGAGCTTTGTCTGATGGTCTCCGTCGCCGCCGTGAGATAGGACAGCTTGGTCAGCTTACAGGGGATGAAGTCCTTGCCCCATTCGGTAAGCAGTTGAGTCTCTCAGCTGACCGTGAAGTCCTTAAGGAAATGGACCGAGCAGATAAGCAGTCACAGCGTGAGCTGACCTCCGGGTACTACGACTTCCAGAAGGCTCAGGCTGGCTTGGCTCAAACTATGGCCCTTCGTAAGCAGACAGAGATTGAACGTCACAACAGAGCTTCGGAGGGGAGGGTCACCGCTGCCTTGCAGAAGACCCTTGACCGTGATGTGCAGAAGCTGTCGGGTAATATAACGAAGGCCATGCTGCCTGACCTCCAAGCTGGTATCGCTCAGATTGATGACGAGCTCCGCCCCTACATTGAAACTAATTCAGGCCTCCCCGGAATGGGTGGACTGTCTAACCTTGGTGACTGGTCATTTACTGAGGGCGGCAGGGCTATGAAAGCTAGGGTCGCCAAGATTCGTAACATGATTTTGAAGGCTCGGTCTGGTGGTGCAGTAACTCCATCGGAAGCTACCCGCCTCCTCACTGAGTTCTCCCTTGGTATAATGAATACTGATGAGGACTTCCTGCGTAGCTGGGTTGACTTTAAGGAGCAAGTCGCTAGGGGTGAGCAGAATATCTATGCTGGCTTTACCGATGAGGTTAAGGATACATACCTCCAGAACCTAGGTAGGGAAGGCGGCATCCCAGGTTCCACCTCCAACGCTCCCGGAGCTGGTGGCAATAACCGAATAGACTTTAGTCAGGTGCCTCAGTAATGCCATACGATGTCACACTACCCAACGGAACCATCGTGGAGAACGTACCCGATGATATGAATAAGTATGGCCTGATGGAGAGGGTCATACGTGGCGGTCTTGCTACAGCAGAGGACTTCGGACACAAGAGTGGGTTCACCAAAAGTGACGGTGAATACACGGAAGACCTTGGCCCCACCGGGAGCTTTGCAGAGAACCTCCTAGTTGGTTTGGACCGGGGCATCACTCACACAGGTATGCAGCTCGGTAATATGCTCGGCATGGTAAGCGACAAAGAGATAGATGATGCCGAGGCTCTGGACAAAGCACTCCTCAGTACATGGGGAGGTGGCATAGGGAACGTTGCAGGGGAGCTCATAGCGACTGCCCCGATTGGGGCTGGTGTTGGGGCTGGCGGCAAGGCTTTGACGGGGGCTGTGGCTGCGGGTAATGCCGGTCGAGCTACGAAAGCAGGTGCGGCGGTACTTGGTAACAGGTACGGGCGGACTGCCGTCGAGGGGGCTGGCTATGGTGCGATTTTTGGTGGTCCAGACAACCGAGGTACGGGGGCAGCTCTTGGTGCTGGCTTCGGACTTGGCATCACAGGGCTAGGACATGGGCTGGGGAACCTATGGCAGAGTGCCAAGGTCAGCGTGCTCCCTGAAGCCAAGGCGCTGATGGAGAAGACGGGTATGTTTATCCCCCTGTCTCAGTCAGGGACGGGTATGCTTCGCAATATGTACAATGGTATCCTCGCTAACCTTCCCGGTGGTTCTACCACAATTAGGAGGCAGTACAAGGATGCTGTAACTGACCTCCGCCAGTGGGCAGGAACACAAGCCCACCCTGATGATGAGTTTGCTAAGATTGTCATTAACAGAGACGATGACATCCACACTATCTTTACCAAGCTGGATGATTATTGGAAGGGCAACAAAGATAAGGGACTCTTGGGAGCTTATGATGAGATAGGCGCAGGCGTC